CAACCGCAGTGAAAGTGACCACAGGATCTAAGCTGACATCGGTGTCAACCATTTCCATGAAGCCCACAAACAAGTAATAGGTCACAGTTTTCCACGTTGCCGAAACCCGAATGTTCAAACCACGGGTCAACATGGTGTAGCCGTTCCACACATAAGAACCAGTAGTGGAATCAGGATCGTACACACCTGAACGGTTATCCATCACAAACGTCAACTGGCCAGGCTGAACCGCCTGGTCTTCACGGGTACGGCCACGGCGAATCGAAATGCTGCGGATGTCCGTGATAGGCAAAGCCTGCCAGTTGGTAGGAATGGAAGTTCCCAACACATCTGTGCCACCCAAAGGTGACGTGCCAAGAATGAACATGCCCTTCTTGCCAAGGTCAACCTCAACAAGCAAAGTCGGTGCGTTCGTACCATCGTAGAACGTCACAACTACACTCCAAGAATTGCAGGGTCAAGACCTCGACGGCGCATCAACTGTGCAATGTTATCGCGAACAGCGACAGCCAAATCTCTTTCAGTAACAACCGAACCAGCCACATGAATGTGGATTCCTCCGCCACCCATACCACCGCGACCCAAAGGCACAACAGCTTCAGGACCGTTCTCGCCAATCAACGCCAACGTTGGCCGAGACACAATGCCACCCTTAGCCATGTGCGGAATCAGATCAAGGTTGATGCCGAACGTTTCCCCACCGTGGGGAACGCCGGGGAAGTCAGGAACAGTGAACTGAATTTTGTTGATTGCCCCAATAACAATGTTGATGGCGTCAATAATGAAATTCAAAACACCTTTCACAATGTTTCTGACAATTTCAAAACCTTTTTTGAACGGTTCAGCAATCCATTTTACAGCATCAACAATTCCCTTGATGGCCTTTACAAGGAAAGCGATTACGTCAATGATGCCGCCGATGATTACTCCAACAACTTTGAAAGCACCGCCAAGAACTTTTCCAACTATTGGTGCAACCGTATCAGTGATGAAAGCGCCAACAGTTGTCAAAACTGCGCCAAGGGTTTCAAACAAATCTTTGTTTTCTTTGATTTTTTCAGAAATTCGTTTCCACGCTTCGGACAACCCTTCAAGCACTGGACCGAGGATACTTGAAATTCCAGGGATAAGATGCTTAGAAATGAAATCCCATACCCCACGCAAAATTGGCAACAACACCTGAGTCAAAATGCCCGAAACAGTTTTGAAAACTGGACCAATGTTCTTGCTAAAGATTTCCCAAATTTTCATCATTGCGGGCAGCAAAGATGATTTGGCAAAACTTGTCAACGCCTCAAAGACGGGTTTTAGTTTTGGACCAATATTTTCTGCAAGGTCCCCCAAGGCGGGTCCCAACTTGTTGACGGCAAAATCAGACAAAGGTTGCAACGCTTCCAAAACATAATAGCCAACAGTCTCCTTGGCCTCGTCAAAGGTTGTAGAAAGACGTTGCATACGACCTTGGAAAGTGTCAATTTGTTTTGCAGATTGTCCACCAAAGGTTTCAGTCATTGCTTTGACAGCACCTTTGAGGTCTTTATGCTTGATGATATTGTTGTCAAGACTGACGCCAAGTTTCTTCAAAGCACCAAAGTTTCCGTCGTGTGCTTTGGCCAAAGCTTCTGAGACAGCCTGCAAATCTTTACCGGTGCCAGCACTAATGTCCATCGCCAAGCTCTGCAACTTTTGAGCTTCTGAAACGTTATGCGTGGAACGAACCAAACGATCCAACGAAGGTCGCAATTTGTCATCGGAGACACCAGTGGACAAGGTTAGTTTGGTGATGTAGTCCTCAACCGCTGCGGTTTGCAACTTAGATGCGCCAGTGGTGTTTTGCAACGTTGTGGCAAGACGTTGCTGTGCAGCTTGGTCTTCCATTGCAGATTTGACACCATCAACAGCAAAAGTTTGAAACAGGTCTTTTGCGCCCGCTAATGCGCTAGTCATCAAATTTCCAGTGAAAACACCAGCAGCCGTTTCACCAATACGTTTGAAAGAACTACCGGCATGATCGGCTTCCCGACTCAAAGCGGCAAGAGTTTTGCCAACAGAAACGTCCCTGCCAAAAAAATTGAATCCAATGGACGAATCTTTGGCCATGACATCTCCTTCAAGTTAGTCCGATTTGTTGTCGGCTGCTTTTATCAAATCTTCAATTGTGTCCAATTCAATGTCCCAAACATTGAAAGGGGTGATGCCAGGATAGGTGTGCATTAGCAAAGGCAGATGCGACTTTATTCTGCTGCGGGTTCCGCCTCTGAGGAGAGTTCCTCTGCTGGTGCTTTTGGGTCTTCATCAGCAGCTTGAATTTCGTCAATGGAATACTCGTTCAAAACATCTTCAATCGAAAGAACTTCTCCACCACGGGTCATGGAAATCCAAGCCACGGAGTACAATGCTTTTGCTTTGGTGTAAGCGGGCAAAACATCAGGTTGATCGTCACCGAGTACGGATAGCAAACGCAAACCGTCAAGGTTGAAATAGGTTTCAATTTCAATGATTTCCCGACCAGTTGGTCCGGGCTCATTGTTTTCTTTAGGCAATGGATAGTTTTTGCCTCGGATGGATAATGGCATGATGTTTCCCCTTCGGTTGGTTGTTAGGATTTTGTTGACTTGTTCAATTGGTTTGCAAGTGCTTCGTTGAAAACGGTTGCCATTTTATCACGCACCTCGTCTTTGCGACTAATGCCAGTTGGGACAAGGTATGGGTGAGGCAGTTGAACAGTCCAACGACCTTCCCATTTGCCGCCATCTTTGCCTTTATCAGCCCACACAGGGTGACGCCAAGGCTTCTTTGACAAGCCTTCCATGTAGCGCGGAAGGCGGGGGTTGGTGATTCCTGACGCTTTCATGAATTTGGTTCCCGACACACGGATGCGGGCGAACGCACCTTTTTTTCGAGTGGTACTCATTTTTACTTCAACAGCCGCAGCAATACCCCCTCGCAGGCCAGGACCAAAACGTCTGTCCCCGCTAGAGGGTAATGCTAATGCGGCGTCTTTCACTTGATTAGCAATCGGTGTGATGATTTTGCGGAGTTCTTTGTTCAATGCTTTCCAGGCTGGCAAATCGGCAACCTTGAAAGCTGCGCCCAAAGTGGCCAATTCTTTTGCATCAAATTTTATGTAACTCCCATCAGCCATGTTAGAGAGCCGTGTCAGCCGTCTGGTAAGTAATCGTCAAAGGTGCATCGGTGCCGTTGTCGTAAGCCTCAAAGCTGAGAGACAAATCAACAACACCAGGACCGCCAACCTTTGGTGCTTCACCATCAAGTTTGACAGCAGACACTGTGATAGACAAAGTGTCTTTGTAGGTGCTGGCAATGGTTGAACCTGTCAACGTCAACGCAAGTGATGCGGTGGTATCGGCAAGGAACTTGGCAAGCAATACGGTGTCGGTAAACTCGGCAGTGATTTTGCCGCTGATTTTGCGGAAACCGTTGATGCCTTGTTCGGATTTTATACCGGCAGCACCCAAGTTGTAACGATCAGTTTTCAAAGTGTTGTCAACAGTGATGCTGAAATCTTTGATGTTGGCAACGGCAGCACCATCAACAAGAACTGCGCCTTGTGCAAAGTGGAAGATGGAACCGTTGAGAGCGTAGGAAGGTGTGGCCAGTCCTGTGCTGGTGGTTAGTGCGGCAGCATCAACGTTGAACTTGCCTGTTGCTAAACCTGAGTTTGCCACAGCCAATTCAAACGAGTTGATTTTGCAACCGCTCATTGTCTTAGGGGTAACAGTTCCGCCGTATTGTGGAACGCCAACCTGTGTGGTGAAACTGCGACCATACACATCGCCAAGGACGAAGGTGTACAGGTAAACGCCTGCGGTTGGTGTGGTTGGGGTTGGCGCATTGCCCATTGCATGGGACAACAACAAGCCAAGGCCACGGGTTGGAAGGTCAAGGCTGAAATCGCCTGTTGAATCTGACGCCGCAACAACGCGACGCTGTGAACGTGGAAGTTGTCCACCAGCTCGAAGGCCTTGTCCCACAACAGTTTTCTTGTTGTATTCAAAAGACTCGCTGTTGAACTCGTAAAAGCGTGTGACTGTCACACCGGTTGCAAACGTTGTTTCCGTTGCTATTCCGAGGGACGCGCCAATACCTGCACCGATTGCCATTTGTTACTCCTTAGAGTTTTTCCGCAGCCGTGGTGGCTGGCGCTTGAAGGGAGACAGCGGCCTTGTCGGCTGCCGTCCAATTTTCTGTCTGAGCCAAAAGGGATGCTGCGATCTCTTCGGACACTTCTACTGTTTCCCCTGCGCGGACTACCAACCCGAAGGATGGAACTTCCAAATCTCCCAATGGGGAGATGTTTTTGATTTTCGCCATGGTGTTGACTCCTAGGTTTTGGCTCGATAAGTGATAGAAAAGTTGATGAGGACCAAAGCTCCAGCGTTAGTTTGGCGGTAGGCCACAGTGTGCTGGTCAATGGTCGAATAAAGGCAAGAGCCGCCCACAGAGACGTCAGCCCTCAAGGCGGTATCTAGGG